CAATTATTAAAACAGCAGATGCAACATTTACAATATTTGCTAACATAGTGGATTTCGCATAATGCCAATTGTAGGTTCAACAGGTAGCGCATCATCACAATCCGTAGGTGGTTTTCAGGCTATGGCATTTACTGCAGAAGTATTAGTTGTAGGTGGTGGCGGTAGAGGCGGTGCAGCTGGATACATAGCTAATAACCAAGGAGTTGGTGGTGGCGGTGGTGGTGCTGGTGGAGTGCGATACCAAAGAAACCACAAGCTACGAAGAAACCATTCTCATAATGTTAGAGCAGGTAATGGTGGTGGTCATACTACTCGTTATAACGGTCAAGAATCTACTATTACTGGAATAGTAAATAGTACTTTAAAAGCATTTGGTGGAGGTCAAGGAAGTTCTGACCCTACTTCTGGTTCTGCTTCAGCATACATACAAAGTGAAACAGGTATAGGTGACGGAAAAGCCAGAGATGGTGCATCTGGTGGTGGTGGAGCAGGTAGAAATAATAACTATCCTAACTTTGGCATTAGTGATGGTGGGGTTGGCAATAATTTTTATACACCAAATCAAGAACCTATTTCTGGTCTAGGAAAAGCTGGTAGAAGCGGTATGGCAAACTTTGATATACCGTTAGAAATAACAAATGATACTATCGCTTCAGGAGGTGGAGGTGGTGGAGCATTGGAAGCTGGTACTACTGGAAGATATGCTAAAGATAGAGGATATGCAGGTGGTAAAGGTTTTGTTAGTTCTTTATCAGGAACTTCTGTTGGATATGGTAATGGTGGTGGTCCGGGAATAGCTAGTGACGATAATATTCTTATTACTAATTGGTGGGATTTTGCATTAGTTCTGGGTGGTGCAGAAGTTACAAACAGTGGTTCTATAGAAAAGTTGTCTGGACGTGGGGGTTATACATATGAAAACAGTAGCGGTAATCAACAAAAGTCAAACGCACGAAATGGTGAACCGGGTACTGGAGATGGTGGCGGTGGTGGTGCTAATGAATTTACCAATGCAAATTATACAGCTAATCCCGGTAAAGGTGGTTCAGGAACTGTTATAGTGCGTATTAAAAATTCTAGGTACTCTTCTCAAACATCGGGTACTGCTACAACTTCAAACGGTTACACTACTATAGTTTGGGCTTTACCTTCAGGTTCTTCTAGCGACCAATTGTCTGGTACTCTTACTACAGCATAGGATAAATATAATGGAAATAGACGCAATGCTATTCTGGAACATAATACTAACAATGGTAATTGCACCAGCATTCTGGGCATTTCGTCAAATGTTTACTGAAGTTAAACGAATACAAATATTACTAAACAAAACTCGTGAAGACTATGCTACCAAGAGTGAACTACGTGATAACATGGATAGAGTTATGGAAGCATTGCACAGATTAGAAGATAAGTTAGATAAGGCATTAGATAGGAAATAAGCATGGCTATGTTCAAAGCATTTAAGCCTAGTGGCATGGAAAAAATAGCACGTTCAATGGGCTATCAAGGTAACATGCAAGGCTTCCAAGATTACATTGCACAAGACCCCATGCGTCAGCAACGTATGCAACAGTTTACTAACCAAGCTATACAGATGGCACGTGGTGGCGCAGTGAAACGAGCAAATGTAGTCAAGATGCAGGAAGGTGGTACAACCACACCTGAAACTACACCCACTGAAACACCACCAGTAGAAGAAACTCCTACAACACCACCATCACCAAACATAGGTGATATCACTGTAGATAGAATGTCAACAGGTGCATTACCTGAAGGTGGTGTAACAACAATGGCAACTACACCAGTAGCTGATGAGCAAATGTTGCAAACAGACACAGGCATGGTTGATCCAAGAGCAGGTATATCTACTGCTGTTGCAGGTGTAACACAGGCTGATACGGTTGCTGAGACACAAGCAAATAAAATGGAAGCGGCACAATCTGCTGAAGGTATACAGACAGCACTAGATGCTACACAGGCTGCACAAGGCACTGTAGACCCTAGAGCAGAGGTAGTAGCCGCACAACAGGCAACATCATCTGTGGGAGACTTAGAAGCTGCACAAGGTAATGCTATACTTATGGATAATCCTGTACAACGTGAGATACAGGATGGTGAACTCATTAGTGGTGTAGCAGATGCAGAGAAAGCCGCTAAGTTTACTGAAGAGATACAAGCCGCACAAGCGACCCCAACACAACAAGCTACTGTTCAAGGTCAACTAGAAGGACTAATGCAACAGTTTGAAGGTGGTAAAACACCTGCTTGGGCTGCTGGTGCAATGAGAAATGCACAAGGTATGTTAGCAAAGCGTGGTCTTGGTGCTTCATCATTAGCTGGTCAGGCTATCATACAAGCTGCAATGGAATCAGCACTGCCTATAGCACAAGCTGATGCATCTACTGTAGCACAGTTTGAATCACAGAACTTATCTAATAGACAGCAACGTAATATGTTAGCGGCACAACAACGTGCAGAGTTTATGGGTATGGAGTTTGACCAAGCATTCCAAGCTAGAGTACAGAATGCAGGACGCATAGCTGATGTAGCTAATATGAACTTTAATGCTGAACAAAACATTGCTCTTGAAAACAGTCGTATTGCTAATACCATGAACTTAGCTAACTTGTCTAACTCACAAGCAATGGTTATGGCAGAAGCTGCGGCATTGTCTCAGCTAGATATGGCTAACTTATCTAATAGACAACAAGCATCTGTACAGAATGCACAGAACTTTATGCAGATGGATATGCAGAACCTGTCTAATCAACAGCAGACAGAAATGTTTAAAGCACAGTCTCGTGTACAGTCTTTGTTTACAGACCAAGCTGCAGAGAATGCTTCAAGACAGTTTAATGCTACGTCACAGAACCAGACAGACCAGTTCTTTGCAAGTCTACAATCACAGACATCCCAGTTCAATGCATCACAGGCTAATGCACAGGCACAGTTTAATGCAGGTCAGGTGAATACAGTTGAAAGATTTAATCAGGAGATTGCTAATCAACGTGACCAGTTCAATGCACAGAACCAGTTAGTGATTGCACAGAGTAATGCTACATGGCGTAGAGAAATAGCTACAGCAGATACTGCCGCAGTTAATCGTGCTAATGAATTAAATGCTAAAGCAGTGCTTGATATATCTAATGAAGCATATAATAATTTGTGGCAGTATTATGGTGACACAATGGAATGGGCATGGACATCTGCTGAAAATAATGCAGATAGATTAGGACAAATGGCTATGGCAGAATTAGATGCAAAAGTACGTAAAGATTTAGGTAATCTACAAGTTGATGCTTCTGAAAGTGGTGCTATTGGTACGTTTATTTCTGACATGTTTACAAGTCCAATGACGGGTACTTTATTAGGTGGGATATTTAAATAATGAGTTATGAAAGACAACCAGCTAGATTAGCTGTTATAAATATGAGAAATCAATTAGATAGAATGATGAAGCAAGAAGAAGCTAAAACTTCTTCAATGTCTTCTTTAGGTTTGCTTGCACCTAGACAAGCAAAAAAAGAAGAGAATCAAAATTCTGAATCAGCAAGAGTTTTAAAATACATGAAACAAATTAGAACAAACATGAGTGTATGATATGGCATTTAGAACTACTGCAAATTTTGATGCACCTATTCCGGGTCAATCTTTAACTGCTGAGTTAGGGGCAAGACCTTGGCAAACACCACCAGAGTTTCCTACTATAGAAGAAGCTATTGAGTACTACATTCCCCGTTTATCAGATTCAAATAATGCCGTACGTATGCTTGAAGTAATAGAGCGTGGCATACCTTTAACTGCACTGGCAGAGGTTTTAACTCTTGCTGGTGTTATGGAAGGTAAACATACTGTAGATGTAGGAGTATTAATTAGTCCTGTTCTTGTAGAGTTTATGGAAGGTATGGCTAAAGTTGCAGAAATAGAATACACATTAGGTGATGTAGATGAAGGAATGCAAGCTGACCCTAAACTTGTAGCAGATGCAATGAAAGAATTAAAAGATTCAAGAACTAAAATCACAAAAGAGTTTAAAGAATTTAAAGAGCAGGATGAAGAAATCCAACCAGCAGTAGATGAAAAGCCTGTAGGTTTAATGGCACGTAGAGGAGAATAACTATGGGATTTAGATTACAATCTGCGTTAGCTGGTGCAGCAACTAATTTATCTAGCAGGTTAAAAGCATTAGAAGAAGAAACAAACGAACTTGTAAAAACAGAAGCAGGTAGAGTAGCACAAGACCTTAAAGAAAATAGAAAAGCACGTACTGCTGCTAAGTTAGACTACGGTAAAGCTGCTCGAAAACTACAGAACTATGGTTTATCAGATGGTCAAATAGAAGCTGTGTTAGCTGGTGGTGTTGAAGGTGCTACTCAATTTGAGCAATCTCTACAATCTAAAGCAACATCTGCTGCATTAGCAGGTAAACAGTTTAATCAAGATGCAGTAATAGGAGAACTTATTTCACAAACAAATCCTGAGTTTGCGGCACGTGATATTGCAGAACAAGAAGAAGCCTATGCCGCTATGTTTGCACCTGCTACTGTAACTCCATTAGGTGAATCTGTAAGCACTATATCTGCAGGTATAGCTGGAATGGCAAAAGGACCAGCACCAACTGAGTATATTACTAGCCAGTTAGAAGCGGCTAGACAAGCCGCAGGTGGTGAACGACCAGAAGAGTTTACAGGTAGAGCATTTGGTACAGATACAGGATTCCAATTTACACCAGAACTTGTAACACCAGAAAATTTATTAGAGTTACAAAAAGTACAAGCTGAAACGAAGAGAATAAATGCTGTTACTGGATTAACTACAGCACAAGAAGAGGAAACAAGAGCGTTATTTCCGGGGAAAGTAGATTTACAAGGTGCAGAGTTACGTAGGCTACATAAAGGCTTAGAACTTGTAGATGCTCAAATATCAAATATATTTAAAGATATAGATGTATCAGATGCCAACATAAAAAACATTAGAGCTAGAACTGCGCTTACATTGTCTCAACAATATACAGAAGACCAGTTACGTGACTTAAAAGAAGATGAGTTAAGAGCAGCAATTGACCAGACTAGAGCAAGTATTGCGTTTACTGAATCAAGAACAACTGAATTAGATAAACGCAATGAGTATATAGATTTAGACATGCGTTCTACTATTGATGCAAGAGATGCAAATACAAGTCTCACAGTTGCTAAGATTGCATCTGAAGGAATTAATGCAGAAAAAGCACAGCAAGATTTAAATCTGTCCTATGAATTTGGAAGTCAAGAAAGACAGGCTAAACTAGATTTACTTGAAGCGCAAGTATATAATACAAATAGACCTACAGATTTAGAAGAATATCAGACTTTAATACTTATGGAAAATGATTCTATTCGTCAGAAGATAGCAGAGACAGATAATGAAACAGAGAAAGCTGAACTTACTGAGTTGCTAAAAAAGAATAATAAGAAGATTACAGATAGTGCAAAATCATTAGAAGGTACACAAACAGGTGCGGATTTATTAAATAAAGGTGCTGCATCTACAGTATTTAATGGTTATCTAAGAGATAATTTACAAATGCTAGACATAGATTTAGAATACTCAGACTTAGGAACAGTGTTAAGTTCCTTACAAGATGATAAAAGACCTCAGTTTTTTAGTGGGGTTCAGGCTGCTATTAGAGAATTTGAAACTGTATATGGTAATGACCCACAAGGTGCTAGTTTTGTAGCCGTAAGAAAAAAATCTTTTAATGATGCTATAAAAACTTTTGGGTCAAAGGCAGGTCAAAAAATTAGTACTGAAGGTAAATCTGGCGAACAACTTAAATCCGCAATAGAATACAATAAAAAATTAGATGAGCAAGGCGGTGATATAAAAGTAATGCCTTACAAAAAGTTACAGGAAATAGACAAGGCTGGAACAGGCGTAGAAGGACAAGTTATTGGTGTACCAGACACACTGTATGGTATAAAGTACTATATTCATACTGCTGGTGATTGGATAAGTATATGAGGAATAACAAATGGCTATTCGTTCTCTAACAGAAAGTTATACTGTATCACCAGAAAAAGAACCAACTGAAACTGAAAAAGCATTTGGTTTAGCTGGTGAAGATGAAGCTATATCTTTTGAAGATTATAGTGAAGGTAAAGTACAGTCTATAGAAGACCAGCAAGAAGCTATGCTTAAAGAGTATCTTACAGATGAAGATGCTTTCTATGGTGAAGAATACTTACGTGGTTTAGAACCAAATCGTTTGGTAGATATACTGTATGAAGAAGACAGAGACTTAGTAGAAAAATATACAGACCCAAAAAAACAAGCAGAGCAAGAGTTTGTTCTTAAAGAAGTACCTAGAGCCATTGCTCCTTACGTCCGTGTTGTGGCGAAGGGCGGTGGCTTTGTTGTTGTTAAACCGCTTGCAGAAGTTGAGCCTACTGCTAGAGAAGGTATTGAAAAAGAGTTAAAGAAAATTCAGACTGAAGAAGTATCTGAAGGTGCAGAGTTACAGCCTCGTGAGTTAACTTTACGTGAATCACATCAAGCCTCTATAGCAAACATACTGTTAAAAACTGGCATGGCAGAAAATGAAAAGTCAGCAAGTAGTATGGCAGCTTCATTTGTAGGCGGTGAAGGTCAGCCTTTAGGTTTGGGTGCATTAGACTTTACGCCACTTGGTGCTGCATATGGATTAGAAGAATCGGGTCAAGAGATAGCAAGACTTAGAAGAAGTAATGCAGGTGCAACAGATTATATAGCACCTACTGCTATTGCCGCACTATCTGTTGCTGAAGCTATTCCTTTTATGAAAGGTGCTACATCACTTGTTGAAGGTATAGTTAAAGGCACACCCATTCAGAAACCTGTAAAAACTATAGATGAAGTACGGGCAGAGGTAGATGCACAGACTGCATCTGCTGAACAGAAAGCACTAGCTAAAAAAGCAGATGATAAATTTAATATTGAACGTGCTAAAGAAGCTACAAGAAAACAAGACTTTCAAAAACGTGAAGCCGCTAGAAAAAAAGCGGAACAAAATGAAGATGTTTTACAAGACTTAATTAAGTCATATGAAGAAACTCACTTTGCAGATGAGATAAAAGCTGGTGACGCTAATCCAATTAGCAAAACAGTAAATGGCAAACTTGTAATAGATTATGAGAAAGCACGTAATGTAGGTAAGACTAGATTGAATGATTTAGCTTTAACTGAAGATGAGATATCTGCATTAGGTTTTGGTGAAGACGGCTATCGTATGGCTATTCTTAATCCCGATAAGATGGATGCTTTAGTTGCAACTGTTGCAGATTTAAAAGAAGCAAAGCCAGAGTTATTTACTAAAGGTAAGAAAATTGGAATAGAAGAATTATTTGATGCAACTGTTGAAGGAAATCTTGTAGCCTCAAAAGAATTAAACACCGCATTAGATAAGTATGGTCTTAGCATGGATGACTTTATTATCCAAGTTGTTGGCTCTGGAAGTTACTATGGTAAAGGTCTTCAAAAGTTTAAGCAACTAAAAGAGGCTATGCTTAAAGGTAGAATGACACCAGACCAGATAGAGGAAAGACGTTTAAATAATTCCATTAAAAAACAAGATGGTACTTGGCAGAAGTTTTTATCAGGAAGCAAACGAATTGAAGATATTGTAAGAGGACTTATGGTTTCTCAATTTGCTACTGCCGCACGTAACTTTGAAAGTTTTCTAACTCGTATGCCTATACAGGGGTTAGAAGGAATGTTTGAAGATGTCATATATAAAGTAGCTACTGGTGAATCTGCTAAAGTTATTAAAGGTAAACCTTTTAAAAACAACTTTAGAATGTACGGAGAAATGTTTCGTGACCCAAAAGCTATGGAAGAGTATGCCGATTTTATACTGGATAGACCTGAGTTTGCAGAGCAATTTGACCAGATGTTTAATCAGGTAAATGAAATACGTAGAAGTAGGGGACAAGGCACAGGTAAAGGCATGGACCACATGCTTTCTAACGTAGAAGATTTTGTAGACTTTTTGAATACGCCAAACAGGACGCAAGAATTTATTGCAAGAAGAACAATGTTCTTATCACACTTGGATAGATTAACTCAAAGAGAATACGGATTAGACTTAATAGATACTATTAATAAAGGTGGAATGACAGATTTAATAAATGATTCTGTGTCTTTAATCGGAGAAGGAAAACGCTCATTCAAAGAACTACTTAGTGATGCTACAGCAGAATCTATGAACGCTACATATGCGGCAGGTCCTAAGTTCCCACCTTTTAAAGCCATACTAAGGGGTTTAAATGCAATTCCCGGCAGTACATTTTTCATACCTTTTCCAAGGTTTATGTTTAAATCTATGGAGTATATGTCTGAACTAGTAGCTGGTATGCCGATAGCTGGTGTTAGAAAAATAATGGGTATAGGAGAAGATGGTTTAGTTACATCACAAGGTAAATTAACTTATAATGGTGAATTAGCCGCACGTAATTTAGCAGGTCTAACAGCAATAGGCACAGTTTCTCTTGCGGCTGAAGCTGGTTTAATAGATGACGATGGTAGAGTTATACTACCTAACGGTAAAGCGTTAGATGTTACGGCACAATTTCCATTAGCACAACTTGCATGGATAGGAGTTGCTCTTAAAAAAGATGCCAGAGATGAATTTACACAATGGTTTAGTGGTAGAGATTTTGTAAAGTTATTTAGCGGCACTAACTTTAGAAACAACACTGGTCTTGGAGATGTAATGGATGATTTATTTCTTCAACTTTCAGGTGAAGCTAAAGTAGGGGCAGCAGAAGCAAGCTCAGAAGCTGCTGGAAAACTTTTAGCTGATATGAGCCTTCGTGTATTCACACCGTTAAACCAGTTCATAGAATTAGAAAGAAGTCTTGGGTTTAGAGATAGTACATATCGTTCATATGCAAGCGACCCAAACATGACGGTAGGCGGTTCATTTGCTAAAGGCTTTAAAGAAAAAGTAGCTAGTCGAGGATTTAGTTTAGATGAATATACACCAGAATTTAGAGGACAGCCGGGAACATATGCATATAGTCTAGCCAGTTTAACAGGTTTTACAGAAGAAGATAGAGCGCAGGAAAAAGCATATGCTACCAAGCCCGGTGGCAAAGACAGAATAGGTTCTCTATATAAACTTGTACTTGGTCTTAATATTGTAGAACAAGGTACACCAGAACAAAAGTTCCTGCGTAAATACGGTTATCAAGATTGGGATTTATCAAGTAGAACAAACATAGGAACAGTTGATAATGCTATCAATGAAACTCTTAGCGGTGCTATACCGGGAGTAGTAAGAAGCATGGAAATGCTTGAACTTAAATATAAGTCACAAGGTAAAAGTGAAAAGTTCATACGTAATGACATACGTGAAAGAATTAGACAATCAGTTAATGACATAAAACGAAAGATAAATAAGTCAGGACTAAGGATTTCAGGAGCAGATGACCCTGCTTTCGTGCAAGAGTTATTTAAATTTAGAAACTATAATGTGGAATCTCAACGTGCTATCTTTGAAATATATGAAGATACCTATGATAAAACTGCAGACATGACTAATACAGATGACATAAAAAAATTAAATAATATCGGAAAACGACTGAGATATAAAAGACCTATAATAAAATAAAAGGGGCAATTAAGCCCCTTCTTTTTTGTCTAGTTCTTGCTACCTATTATCCCCATCACCTTGAATAGCATTGCGTTGTTTCCTATCCTCTAGCTTGTCCAGATTCTGTACCGCAATAACTGACAGAGGTACGTCCAAGTCTTGTGCAAGTGTAGCACAGTACCATAACACATCCCCTATCTCAAAGGCTATGTCTATCTTCTTCTGTTCATAGTCTTCTTGATTGTAGCCATCACGTATTAACTTCTTAACCTTGTTGGCTATCTCACCTGCCTCACCTGCTAATCCAAGAGCAGGATAAGTTATCCTGTATGATTCAGGATAGATTGCATATGACTTTGCTTTCTTTTGATACTCGTTTAATTCCATATTACCATACTTCTCCTTTTGCCATTTAAGCATTTCATACTCAAGCCAATTACTCTGCTGATAATCCATTTAATAAATCCTTAATCTTAGACCTATCTATTTTAAACCATTCATTGTGCCTATCTTCAGAATGTTTTTCAAACAATGCATGTGCCTCTGATTCTGTTTTAACTCTATCTTCAGAATCTATAGTACATAGAACAGTGTAATCTCTTAAAGGAGAACCCGTTTGGTAGGTGTTGCATCTATTCTTAGCATCAATAGCACTTCCAATCTTGACCCACTCAGGCCAAGCAGGATTAACTATAGCATATACATGTCCAGATTCTACTGATTCATATAGCTGTTTTACTAGGCTGTTTATGTCGTTTACTTTTGTGGTGGTGTAAACAATATTCTCAATCTTACCGCCAAGATATAAATAACTGTCTAAAGACCTGTACTTATCTCCGTAAAATATCATACCTTTTTCATTCATGTGATGACATTTGCCTACAGTTCTCCACTGTCTGCCATCATACTTCATACCGTCTTCACGTACGTCACCTTTTTTTGGTCTAGTCATCAATTCCATTGTCTCTGTCATTTTTAGTATCTCCTTCCTTTGTTAGTGAGTTAACTAAAGTATTAGCAAACGCATTCTCTGCCATTACTAACTGGTCTAAATCAAACCTAGCATCTGCTATTCTCTTTCTTAGTGTCCTTACTTGTGCATACATGTATGCTTCCTTGTCACCTAAATCAGAGACATCATATTCTTTTCCATCATATGTTATTGTTTGTTTATCTGTCATTTTAAAACCATCCTAACTTTGTACCGTTGTGTATTATAATAAAGAAACAAGCTACCAGATGAGTAAGTACCCAAACAGTACGTAGCAAAGCTGCAATATCGCTTTCACTTTCATCATCTGATATCTTGCTCCCGATTGTTTTAGCCCATACTCGCCATGCTTTACTTCTCATAGTTCTTTCTTTGTATCTCCGTATAAGCTAGTCTTTCTATCTCGTGTCTATTGACACCTATATCTTCTAGTTCTCTATCAGATAGACTGTGTAATTGACGTATCACACTTCTAGTCTTACGCCAATCTATAACATATCTTATGAACCTTGTCAAGTAATTTTCTAGTGCTATTTTTTTCATTGTATCTCCTGTTGTATATATGTGTTCTCTTTTGTTTCCTAAATATCCGGGAACGTATTTCATGCCGCAGTCAAGTCCACTACTTCACAGACCCCTGCTGAACATGCTAACTCACGTCCCCCCGATGTGTTATCTTCTTTTTCAAACTCAGGCAACAATGACCAATCAACTGTGTCTGGCATACGTGCAAACAACTCTGTGTATTTGTCTTTGTTGATATCCTGATACGGTGCTTGCTGATATGTATGCTCACTGAATGGTAAGAAGCTAATGCCTGATACCTCATCAAAGTTTTCATACACCCATGAACCTACATCCATCCACTCATGCTCCTTCACAGAGATAGTGACAGATGGTTTATGCTCACACCAATGTCTCTGATATAGTAGCCACAAGTCAAGCTGTTCAATAGCTGTCATACCTGTACGTGTTACTGCACCAGATGGTGACTGCATTGGAAAGCTAAACACTGTAGTGCTATCAGGCTTCATTACGTCAGGCTCGGCAGGAATACCTTGTGCTACTAAGAACTGTGTTAGTGGGTCTTTGTTGTCACCACGAACAGTGCGTACATAGTAAGGATTGTGTCTAGCGTGAATGCCTGATGCACTGTCAACTAATTGACTGACTGTACCACTAGGCTTGACACATGTGATAGCGGCAGACTGTTCAATGCCTAGCTGTTCAGCAAAGATAGCATTTGTTTCTACAGCTACTGACTTTAACTCTTCCAGTAATGCACTGATGTTCATACCATACGTAGCACTCTTACCTGACAGTATCTGATTGTCCATGATACCAGTAAGTGATACACCAAGTAATCTTTCTTGCTCTGTGTTTGTCTTCCATATCTTACGTAAGTATTTGAAGTCAGTCATTGTAGCTTGGAATGTACCAAGTATTGTAGCAATGCGTACCTTCTTACGTAGTGATTCCATATTATCAGATGCACGTGCGACTACCTCAGATAAGTTACAGAACTGATATGGACGTAAGATAATCTCACTGCATGGGTTACATCCGAAAGCATGACCAGCATCACGTCTACCATTCTTAGATGCCTGTTTAACTGCTGACGCACGATTAAAGATACCACGCTCACCAGACTTTGATTCATACAGTGACACCCATTCACGCATGAATGTACCCATCTGTGGCTTCTCTTTGTAGGCAACAGAGTTATTAGCTAACGCACGTTGTCCTTCATTCTCCCACCACTGACCTGACTTGGCATGTGCCATCTGGTCATCATTAAGATTGGACAAGCTGATAAGTGCTGAACGTCTAACACCACCCACAACTACAACCTCACCAATCTTACACATGATATCGTGACACTCAATAGGATATAGCCTACGTCCTGATGCACCCTTGAACTTCTCAATACAAAACTCAAACAACTCTATCAAGGGTTGAGGTCCTGATGCTCTGCCACCAAATGTCTTTAGCCTTGCACCTGCAGGACGTACCTCTGATACATCAAACTTAGGTATCTGACCTGAGTAAAGCATAGCTATAAGTTCTTTCAAAGACTTTGCCCATCCCGGTCTGCTGTCACCTACCTTGATTACTGTATCTGTAGAATGAAACTCTTCATTAACTATAGGTAACTTGTCTACATTGCTACGCTCGACAGAGAAGCCTACACCTGTGCCACACATTAAGATGTACATTGTCTCATCAAATGCTCTAGGGCTATCTACAGGTACGTAAGAACAGTTGTATCCACCTACGTGGCATCTGTCTAATGCAGGACCTGATGTCATCAAGGCTCTCATGCTTGGCATCACACGTTGCTCAAGCACTGCTTCCTCTAGTTCAGCACGTAACTTGTCTTCTAGTGTGAAGTTACATGTGTCTTTGAGATGCTTAGTCATATAGTCAAAGTATCTTGCTACTGTCTCACCCCAATTCTCACGTCTTTGTTCATCTTCCTTCCACCTAGCGTAACGTGATAACGCTATGAAGTTCTGGTAGTCCGTTGGTAAATAATTACTTATCATGTATTACTCCTGTATTGTCTTTATGTTTCTAATATCTGTACCCCCGACATCGTAGAAGTATTCTTTAATGCCTTCCTCTATCTCTTCCGCTACGTTACCGTCAGCAGGTACGGGATACTCTTCGGGGTCTATGTTTATTGTGATATATACTTTAACTCGCATTTGGCTCACGCCCCTCTAGCTGATTAATACGCATATCAATATATCTCTTTGCTTTATTTAAATCTGTTACTTCATCTGTGTTCTCTTTTGCCCCTGCTCTAGCAACATATTTTATGACATTACCCATCCAAAATGGCATGTCGTTCTTCATAATAAAAGTAACAGGTTCTATATTCCAACGCTCATAATGAGGTGGGTTTACGATAACATCTGATTGTGCCATTGCTTGCTTCATATATTCTTCATGTCTTATCTGGTCATTCATTATGCACTCCCTTTTGTTTTACTGCCAAAGGATAATGTCACAACATTGTCCTTCCTGTCAAGTACTTTTCCTCTATTTGATTCTGGTTCAAAATCTATCTCAAGTTCTTGGTTATCTACCTCAGTCATAACATAATCATGTGCTATGTTTCGTAAGTCTGGCGATGTTTCCATCATAGGCACTGTAGCACATACCATTTTAGCAAAGTGTAATAGGCTGTAATAATCATCATCGTGTAATGGATTATCTCTACCTGCTAGTACAGATATGTTTACATCTCCTGACCATTCGTTTCCATTTAATACTGTAGGTCTTATACAGATAACAACGTCTTCTTTTTCAAGGCTCTCTAATACTTTTTCATCCATCATTTATAACTCCTTTTTACTTTTGAACCAGAAAACTTTACAAACTTAGGATGTTTGTTTAACCCTTTTTCTTTAAGCCAATCCTCTGGTATTATTCTATCATAACATCTAAAACCATATTTATCACACCATTCTCCATAGCTAGACTTAGCACCCTTTCGTAGCTTACGTCTACTGTTTTCAAATACAAATCTTATATCAAGATGGGGATGTTGCTTCTGTATTGCAAGGTGTTTGCGTCTATCTGCCGCAGTGAACATCCCCTTTGTCTCTATAATGATTCCATTATCTAACACGAAGTCTGGTGTATAGGTTCTGTAAGCTAAGTCTTCCCATTCAATCTTCATACACTCATATTGAAACTTTACTTTGTGTAGTTTAAGATATTCGGATAGCTTAACTTCTAGTCCAGACCTATACCCATACTTACGTGCCGCTTTGAACTGCTTAAAGTTAACTGACATTTAACTCAACATAGTTAGTCATCCTTGGTGTCTTAGCTTGTGACTTTACCGCAGGTCTTTCTTGCAGTGTAGGCCAACAGTCGTGACGATAAGAACAGAATCCGCAATGAACATTTAACACTTTGTTACCTGTAGGCTTGCCACGAAATGTCTCGTCTTCTGCCTCATAACATCTATTAAATTTATTTTCTTCGACTATATTACAAGTCTCCTCTATCTTAGCCACTTCTGCATCTACGTCTATGCCATCAGCAGGTACATACTTGAAGTCACCAGTAGCTTTGTTCACTACCCACCAACCCCCTGCACGTTTGCCTGATGCTCTTGCATAACCTGCAAGCTGTGCTATGTAACCAAAGCCATCACCTTCCTTTAAGGTATCAAAAGATTCAAACTTATTATCATATGACCACTTAGATGCAGACTTTATGTCATCAACAGCACCATCAATAACAATATCATATGTTCCGTCAATGGATATATCATCCAACTTGAGAGTAACTTTATCACTGTCTTCATACTGTACTCCTGCCTCTTTAAGAAGTCCTTTGAAGACAGCTTCAACGATGTCTCCAATCATCATGTTCATCATAAATGATGTTGGTAGGGGCAGACCAACTTCAGGCTTGTTCTTATCGTACCATAATTGGCAAGCTGACCTACCAACATTTGACATACGAAGCCTAAAGTTATTACGCTTCTTGCCCCCACCAAACTGACGATGCAGTGCTTCTTGTATATCATCTGCAACTTGTTTAATAGTTGCGTCAGACATAGTTGACGTGCCTTTGACAGCATCCGTCATGTATTGATGTACCGCCAGTTCAGCAGGATGTTTCATTAGGCTACCTCTTCGTCTAGTTCAATGTCTACAATACCATCAACAATCAACTCATCGTCTTCGTCATTATGTCGTGATGACTTCTCTGAATAAGCATTGATGATATAGTCATTGTAGTTTTCTATCCAAGTCATAAAGTCACCAAATGAATCTTGCTCCTCGCCTGTTATGTCTAATGATTTAGTCATATCGATAGACACTACAGGTAAGTAGAAGCTGTTACCGTTAGGTAACTTTCTTTCCTCTGTGTTAGCAACCATCATGTGCTGAATAGGCATACGCTTTTGCTTGGCTAGTTTAGTGAACAATGCACCCACAGTCTTGAAGGCATCACGGTTCTCAATCTCCCAAATGAATGGGATATCTCTTGGTGCTTCTACTTCATTACCTGAAGCATCAACTGCACCTACAAGATTAAGTGTACCTAATACAACACGAACACGTTTAATCTGTCTGATTAACTCTTGTGTCTTCTCAGGTAGAGACTTCCAATCTGCAATATATCCTGCAGGTTTACCACAGTTAAACCCACCGTCATTATCTTTTAAATCTATATTAAGATTGTCAGCCATTACAGTCTTTACATATCGGTTAGGTGTATCACCTGAACCTTTCAAGAACTTCTTGTACATGTAACGCTGTACATATGGACGTAGTTCAACGCTCGTTGCATAGTATGTTGGACCATCTGGTATCTCTACCCGGTATGCTCCACCAGAAACTACTTCCATATTAACTCGCTTACCGTTTACTTCAGCTTCACCCATGATAGGTGAGTGAGATATACGTAGACGAGCAAGTGTGCTACTCTGTTTCTTTTGAGTAGTACCTACGTCAGCTATGCCCATTGCTTTAGCCATAGCCGCAAAGTTGTTAGTATCTATTGTTGTTAATTGTGTCATATTTTATACTCCTTTATTGTGAAAGTCCGATAGTTATATCAGGATACGTCCTTCGTGTCAAGCCAATTATTACCTATTTTTGCTTCTAATAATAATGGCACATTGAAGTCTATATTCCATCTTAATTTAATTAAGTCTGGTAAGTCTTTGTTAGTCTTGTTTATCACCTCAATAACTCCTTTCTCTTCGTCTGGGTGAACGTCTATAACAATACTATCATGTACACTATTAACTATGCAAGATTTAAATGTACTTAATAACTTATCTATGTGTAATAATGCTAGAGGTACAATGTCTGCTGTAGCAAATGATTGTACAGGATAATTCTTTATCTGTGTAAAGTGTGACACCCTGCCCCTAGCGTTACGCTGTACATCAGGAAAAGAAAACTCTCTGCCTGATGGTGTAGTAATCTTACGTGTATTCAAAGCCTCTTTAGCCAATCGGGTGTGCCATAGCTTGACCCCTTGGTATTTTTCTGTGAAGTGTTCATAGTATGCCGCTTCTGCTTTTGTTCTTCCGTAACCTGTTGCACCATACAACGGAGCAAATGTGTGCGCCTTTGCATCCTGTCGAGATGTAGGTTGGCCAGCATCACTAATAACTTTGGCGGTATAACTATGCACATCAAATCCTGTAGATACTTCTTCAATTGCAACTCCATCCTGTGATAAATATGCGGCAGCACGAAACTCTAGCTGTGCGAAGTCAGCCTCAAGTACCTTACCGCCTTCCCATCTTGATACAAATACCTTCTTAACAGGAAATGTACCACCTCGTGGCATGTTCTGCATGTTGGGGTCTGCCCCACTGAACCTGCCTGTAGATGTACGATGTTGTAGTAGCCGTACATGCAACTTGTTATCTTGTTTAGTGTAGGTAGATATACCATCCACGAAGGATGATAGATACGTATCTACAGCAGATAGCCTACGTACATCCGACAAGAACTTAACGGCATAGTCCATACCTTTAGACTTAGCTGATGCTTCAAGCATGGATAAGTTTGTCTTACTTGTACTAAAGCCGTTAGCACTTGCCCATTTAGCTGATGGTGGTTTGAACTTTAACCCTGCTATCTCCTGTAGATTAACCAAATTATACCCAAGACTATTACATGCTTTACAACCGTTGGGTCTAGCAAATGGTGTTCCATCTTTCTTTACCTTTCTTACTAAGCCTGTGCCATTACATTCATTACACTGCTCTGCTCTAGTCTTGTACACACGCTTTGTGCCACTAACTACAATGCTACGGAAGTCTGCGTCATCCATGTATGGGTCAATAACACTGCCCCAATACGTCTTATCCATAACTTGTCTGCTATATATTACCCAAGACAATTGCTCTGGGCTATTAAGATTGATAGGTGTATCACCCATTAGAAAGCGTACCTGATTCTGAAGTGAATCTATCAGATTACTTCTTTCCTCTACAAACTCTTGTCTAACTGCTTCTAGCATACGAGTATCTACAGCAAATCCACGTTGGTATATACGTGATAGACACACAGCTACTTCATTAGTAAGGTTGACAGTATTCTGTAGCTTTGCATCATCCACAGTATTTAACCTATACCATAGCCTATTAGCAAGCTGTTGTGTAGCATGTAAGTCATGTGATAGATACTCAGACAACTCATCATGTGGTATGTCACGTGTTGTGTAACCTTTCTTGAAGTACTCCTTCAAGGTATCTTGCTTCTTAGTATCCAACTCGTATCTTTCAGCACATGCACCCAAAGATAGACTACCATCCTTTTGTCCACGTCTTAGCACATACTCAACTAACATGGTATCAAAGACAGCACCATCGTATTTAAAGCCACTCTCCCACAACCATAGCAAGTCGTGTGCGGCATTGTGCATGATAAGTACAGTAGCTTTGTCTAGCCATTCTTGTACTACAGTATGTCCAAAGTCATCTGCCTCTGCCTCTGCATGGTCAAATGTAACTAGGCGTTCCACACCTGTGTCAGATAACATACCTATCATAGTCAATGAATTGTCAGGTTCAAATGGGTCAAGGTGCATCTTACCATCACGATGTGTGACTGTATTTTCTACGTCTAATACTAACTTCATCCTTCGTACCTCGCTGTCATATAGTTTAAGTCTACATTCACCATACCATGCCAACCATTCAGCTTGTTCTTAACTACGTTAAGGTGTCTAAGTGGGCTGTCCTCATCCTGTCCTTCAACAGATGGTGACTTGCCAATCAGTATCATAAGGTCAGCCTCTGCCGCCTTACCTGTACGTGAGCCTTGCATCATAGACTGATTAAGCTGTGACCTACCTTCTGCTTCAGCAGATAGCTGTGACATATAGAACACAGCACAATCGTAAGTCTTTGCAATCTGCCTAGCATAGATAGCACAAGCGGCTAGTGCTTGGTCTTCTCTGGCAAAACTACCAGATGCACCAAACTTATCACCCATGTCAAGTACAAGTACATCAGGCTTGTATGCCTTGCATACTGATTCAACCCAAGCCATGTCACGACCACCTGCTTCTTTAATCTTGATGTTCTTCATCACAGGTGCATACATAGCTTGTGCCTTACTCATATTATCTCGTACCTCACGAGCAGACATACCTGATGCGGCAGTTAGATACCTTGCACCGACACGGTGTGTAGGCTCTTCATTACATAAGATAATACAGTTTGCTCCTTGGTGTGCGAAGCCATTGGGCGAGGCAATAAGACTAGCATGAAAGGATGTCTTGCCTGTGTTTGGTCTAGCACCTACTTCAATAAGCTGACCGCCACTTACACCCTCTACTCTACGAGTAAGGCTAGGTATATTGAATGTCCACTTAGCTTCTAACTCTGCTTTAGCCATGAGTGTTTCAATGCTGATGTCATCCCACTCAATGTTTAAGTTAGGTATGAAATCATCACCATACCTTTCCAGTATATCACGCAATCTTTGTAGCGTATCACTGTCACCATTAATCATATCGAAGCCTAGATTGGCAACGATATCACCAACTACCTGTTGGAATAGCTTAGATAACACCTCTTGTGCTATGTCACTACCCATAGGCTGTTCCTTTTTAACTGCACTAAACAATGAATCATATGCCTGTTTCTGTGCAGTAGTAAGCGTAGGATTATTAGATAGGAACATAGCCTGTACTTCATCAGGTGTTATTGTCCTATTGTATCTATCCATAGCTGTATCAATAGCTTGTTTAATCTTACGTACGTCTTTACTGAACAAGCGGTCAGGACATTTAGAACCACGATGGTCATCGTAGAAACCTTTGTCCATAAGACTACGTATTAAAGATAACTCCATTCTTATACTCCTATGT